AATAGCATAAGGAGATAATTAATGGCCTCCCTCCAAGGATGGGGCCGACAAACCTGGAATTCGGGTGCATGGAATACTTTTGCGCCCGTTGACGCAACAGGTAATGGCCTCACGTCATCTCTAGGTTCTCTAACGCTTACGGGCGATTGTAACATTACACTTACTGGTGTAGGAACTACTTCTACTTTAGGCACTGCTGCAGGTACAGGTGGTCAAACTTTAACGGCAAGTGGTCAACAGATAACATCCGCTCTTGGAACAGAAACTGTAACAGGTACTTCGACTCATACTGTAACAGGATTAGGAACTACTTTATCACTTGGTGATGAAACTGCTACAGGTGTACCTCAATCAGGTTGGAACCGTGGAGCTAATGCTGATACAGGTGAAGAAATAGGATGGGGTGACAATCTTTGGAATATTCTTGAATCTTCATATTCTTTAACAGGAGTTCAAGGAACATCTACAACTGGTACAGCCACAGGCACGGCTGACTTTAATATAACAGTAACTGGATTAGGTTTAACCTCTTCCCTTGGCACTGTAGGAACTTCTGCTCTGGCAACAGGAGTTCAAGCAACATCATCTATAGGAACATTCTCTATATCAGGAGATTCACAACTAACTGTTGTAGCTGCAAGTGAACCAGAAATGGATGCACTTGTAGGCACTGCCACTGTTGAAATTGGTAAAACAGCTTTCCCTCCAGGAAATGTTATTACATCAAGTCTTGGTACAGAGGTTGTATCAGGCGATGCAAATGTATCACCATCTGGAATAGCTTTAACAAGCACTTTAGGAACTGAAGTTCCTGTAATAGATGTAAATGTTGTTGGTGTAGGTGGTTTGGTTACAAAAGAAGTAACTGTTGTAAGCACTGCTAGTGGCAATAAATATTTTATAGATGGTGTTCAACAAGAAACTTTAGAATTAGCTGAAGGTAATACTTACAAATTTGATCAATCTGATTCTAGTAATGATGGACATCCTTTACGCTTTAGTGAGACTTCGGATGGATCTCACGGCGGAGGATCTGAATATACTACTGGTGTAACAACAAACGGAACTCCAGGTAACGCAGGAGCCTATACTCAAATAACTGTAGCTTCTAGTGCACCTACTTTATATTACTACTGTACTCAACACTCAGGTATGGGTGGACAAGCAAATACTCCTACTCAAGATGCAAATCAATTTACAGCGAACGGATTAACCAGTTCTGTTGGGAATGTAACAACAGCAGCTAATGCGGGAGTAAGTGCAACAGGAAATGCATTAACGGCAAGTTTAGGTGAAGAAACACAAGAAACAAGCTACGAAGCACCTAGTGTTTCTCTCACATCTTCTATTGGATCTTTAACCATAACAGGAACTTCTACTTTGACACTTACTGGCGTTTCTGTTACAAGTAGCACTGGAACTCTAGGAGGCACTTTTTGGAACCAAGTAGATGATTCCAACTCGGATATAAGCTGGACGGAAGTCCATAAAGCCGCATAAAAGTTTTGACAAACTTTAATTTAAATATTACAAATTATATAGGAGATTAAATGAGTTCAACATATTCAACAAGTTTGAGAATAGAGCTTCAAGCTTCAGGGGCAAATTCTGGTACTTGGGGAACTATTACGAACAATAACTTTTCGCAATCTTTAGAGTTCGCAATTGCTGGGGTAACTAACGTTGCATGTGGAGATGCTGCTGTAACTACACTTACAAATGCAGACGGACCTCAAACACAAGCAAATAACCAAGCAAGAAGTGCTCATATAAGACTTACAGGTGCACATGGTGCAGTAAGAATAGCTCAATTCCCAGCTACTCAAAAAGTTTATTTAATTACTAACGCTACAACAGATTCAGGATCTTCTGGTCCTTATGCAATGACTGTAAGACTGGGAGCTTCAGGAAACACACTTTCAATAGCTAATGGTACAACTCGTCTTGTTTCTACAGATGGTACAAACTGGTATGATGTTTTCTCCTTAGCAGGATCAATAGACCTACAAGGTCAAGAATTAATAATGGACGCTGATGCAGATACAAGTTTAACTGCTGATACAGATGACCAAATAGATATTAAAATTGCAAACATTGACGTTGCAAATGTTACTACAGCTAACTCAGGTGATTTAGTAATTACTAATGCCGTTCAAGATAAAGATATAACTTTTAAAGGTGATGATGGCGGAGGAGCAATTACTGCTTTAAGTTTAGATATGTCTGATGCAGGTAAAGCTACCTTTAATGGTGTAGTTGATGCTGATGCAGGTATTACTGTTGATAATATAACAATTGATGGCACAGAGATTGATCTGTCATCAGGTGATTTAACTTTAGATGTTGAAGGAGATATTGTATTAGATGCTAACGGAGGCGACATTAAATTTAATGATGACGGCACTGCTATTGCAGAATTTACAAACTCATCAACAGACTTTGTAATTAAATCAGTAACAAACGATAAAGACATAATTTTTAAAGGTGTTGATAACACTGCAGCAATTACTGCTTTAACTCTTGATATGTCAGGTGCTGGTGCAGCAACTTTTAATAATGATGTAACAGCTTTTTCTGATAAAAGACTTAAAACAGATATTAAAGATATTGATAATGCATTATCTAAAGTAATGAAAATGCAAGGTGTTTACTATAAAAGAAATGATATAGACGATGCTAGAGAACAAGTTGGGGTATTGGCTCAAGATATAGAAGAAGTTTTACCTCAAGTTGTATTAACAGCAGATGACGATTTTAAAACAAAATCTGTTGATTATGGAAAAATATGCGCTGTTTTAATAGAATCTATTAAAGAGCTTAAAGCAGAGATTGATCAGTTAAAAGGAAAATAAAATGGCAGTCCCTTCAAGCGGAGCAGTATCAATACAAGATCTTGTAGATGAGTTTGGAGGTTCTACTCCTCATTCTATAAGTGAATATTACAGAGGCGGAAGCCTTGTTCCAAATGTTTCTGCAAACAACAGTGTTCCTACATCAGGAACGGTAGCACTAACAAATTTTTATGGAGCGGTTGATGCTACTTTTATAGCTGCTTCAGGTGGTACAGAAACTACTAGTGGCGACTTCAAAATTCATACATTTAATTCTAATGGAACATTCACTGTTAATTCTGTAGGTAATTCAGCAGGTTCTAACACCGTAGAATACTTAGTTGTAGCTGGTGGCGGAGGCGGTGGTTATCGTCAAAACGCTGGTGGCGGTGGTGGTGCGGGTGGTTATCGTACTGCAGCAAGTTTCAGTGTTTCTGCTCAAGGTTATTCTATTACTGTAGGTGGTGGAGGTTCAGGAACAAATACAAGAAATACACCAGGAAGCACTGGAAGTAATTCTGTTTTTTCTAGTATCACTTCTGCAGGCGGTGGTGGTGGAGGTTCAGGTTTTGGAAATAATGATGGTGCTGCAACTAGTGGTGGTTCAGGCGGTGGTGCTTGGTCTATTGATGGTGATACGTACAGTACTGGACCAGGTTCAGCATCTCCTGCAGGACAAGGAAACGCTGGTGGACCAGGAACCAATGTAAGTAATTTTGGACAAGGTGGAGGTGGAGGTGGCGCTGCTGAAGCTGGAAATACTGATGGCGGTGGTCACGGTGGAGATGGTTCATCAACTAATAATATTGAAGGAGATACTACAGCGAGAGCAGGAGGCGGTGGCGGTGGTAGAGACAATAGAGCCCCTTCTTTTAATGCTCCTGGTGGTGATGGTGGTGGTGGCCCTGGAGGGTATGCTACAGCAGGCACAAATGGATCAGCAAACACTGGCGGTGGCGGTGGCGGTGCATCACATAACTATAATAGTACATCTGCTTCTGGCGGTTCAGGTGTTGTTATAATTGCTTATAAGGTACAATAATGGCACACTACGCAAAATTAGATAAAGATAATATTGTTTTAGAAGTAAATGTTATTGATAACGATCAAGAAACATCTTTAGGTGAAGCTGGAATTGTATCTTGGCTTAATGCAAATTTTAATAATCAAGGAGTTCCTGGTGGTGTTACATGGAAAAAAACATCTTTTAACACAAGATCTGGAAAACATTATGAAAATGATGGTGTAACGGAATCATCTGATCAAAGCAAAGCACTAAGAAAAAATTATGCAGAAGCAGGTGGTACATATGATGCAGCTAGAGATGCATTTATTCCGCCAAAACCTTTTACATCATGGGTTCTTAATGCAACTACATGTATTTATGAACCTCCTGTAACATATCCTGATGATGGTAAATATTACGTTTGGAATGAAGACACCACATCTTGGGATGAACTTACTTAAAAATAATTAAAAACAATAACTACTCTAATTTTTGTATCTGAAGTTGTAGCATTTGTGTGTTTTAAATAAGTTGGAAAAATAACAAATCTATTTTCCATACTTTCTATTTTAGTACCGTCTTCAAACTTCGTATATCCGTTATTTGTGTTTAAATAATAAACAGCTGTAAAACTTTTTTTAAATTGTGGTTCAGGAAAATCACAATGATAAGGAAGAATTTCATTTATAGTTTTTGTTTTAAAAGTTAAATTTGACTTTATTCTTATTAAAGCACCTAAACTTAATTGTTTTTCTAATTTTCTTACAAACAAAGGTTCAATAAGTTGTGAATAAATTGAGCTGTTTGGTTTATTTAAATAATAAATGTTGTGAACAAATTGAAAGTTATCAGGGCTTTCTTTTTCTCCTTCTTCATTACCAACTACTTTATCTTGGTAAAACCAAGGAAACTCATTTGTTAATATATGTGATTGAAGTTTTATAAGTTCATTCTTTAATAAAAAATTATCTATAATTTTTATATCTTTATTCATAATTATTTTTGATAAAAGTCATACCATCCTGTAATTATTGTTTTTTCTTTTGTGCAAGATTGTCCTTTATGTGTAAAAGTCCAATCAGCTGGCCAAATTAAAATTTTTCCTTTTTCTGATTTAGAAATATAATTCTGATGTAAAAATTCTGTTCCGCCTTCATCTTCAAGGTCATCACAGTACATCATCCATACTAAGTGACGATTTTTTATAGGACCAAAACTTGTAAGTCTTTCACAATGCCATTCATAAAATCCTTTATTAGGTTTATAATTTTGAATATTAAAAGTATTAATAGTAAAGGGATCTCCGTTATTACACCACGGATATTTTTGCATATATTCTTCTAAAACAATTTGTAATTCTTTTAATAAATCAGATACAATATCAATGTTTACTGATTTATCTAAACTAAAACATATATCTGTACTATCTTTGATATTTTTATCGTCGTTAAGATGATTGTCTTCAGGTCCTTTTTCTATTTGATAACCTACGCCTTTTCTATGATAATCAGGATTTTTATAAAAATAATCTTTTATTCTTTCTGGTAGAGTTTTATCTTTAACAAAATTAGAATATATAAAATTATTCATTACTCAGTTATCTCCATGGATATCCTACTGTCCAACTTACTAAACTATGTCTTATTCCTTTGGTAATAGGCGTAACACGGTGATGAATAAAAGACGGAAAAACAACAATAGATCCCTGTTCTTTTATTTGATCACATACTTTAATATTTGAACTTTCTTTAGTTAAATTTCTAAAATCAAATTCTAAATCTCCTCCTTCATAATCACTTGGTTTTGATAAGTTAATAATAGAGCTAAGTTTTCTAATTTTACCTTCAAAATTTGGGTGAACATCTTTAAAGGGAAAAGGTGTACTATCTTGATGCCAATTATAAAATTCATTTAAACCGTATTGAGTAAACTGCATAGGTTCTGTATGAGTATATTCAAAATTCCATGTTGTTCTTTTATTTGCTTCAGCAATTAATGGATGAATTATATCATAAATCCACTCATCAGAAAGAAAACAAACTTTAGATGTTCTCATTTTTTCTTCTAATTCTGTTTTTTGTGGTTGATCAGTTTTATCCTTATCAAGATAAACTGTTCCTTTCATTAAATTATTATTTACACCTAGCTTTATAATATCATTACATACTTTTTCAGAAATTTCCGCTGTAAAATAATAATAATGATCATCTAAAGTCATTGATCTAAAATTCCATTTTTAATATGGAGGGTATAATCACCAGGTCTATTTGGCATTAATATAGATTCATCCAATTTAACAAATATTTTTTTTGAAGTTTCGTTTTTTAATTCAACAGGCTCTTTAACATCTATGTTATAATGAAGAGTTTTTTTATCTGGCTGTTCACAAAAAATATCTATTTGTCCTTCCGAAATAAATGCTGAAGATTTACGTTCAATACAAATAGCTTTATTTTCGCCATAATGAACGCCGATATTTTTATAATTAGATGGTTGATATAAAAGAGTTTTTAGATAGTTTTTCATTCTTTTTTCTGCCTCTTTCATAACACGAAAAAACTGTCAAGAAAACAATTATAAAAAGATTGCTTGATATATTCTGTACACATGTTTAAATTAGATCTCACCCAAAAATTATAAATCAAGGAGATATTATGGAAAATCAAGAAGTATTGAAGGCTATAGCTACCCTTGCTGATAAGGTGAGTAGATACCACGAACGTTTATTAGCAGTAGAAAGAGACAATGAAAAATTACAAAAAGAATTATTAGAACACAAAAAAGGTCCACATATACATACTATTCAAGGTCAACCACATAACTCTGATACACAGGTTATAGTAACGGGTTTAGATTCTGATGTAGAGTGTGAGGCCTGTAGCGCTTAATTACTCAGGAGTTTCACCTAACATATCTGCTAAAGAAGGAGCAAATACTTTTACATCTCTTCTAATCTTTTCAGCAGTTGTAGAGGTCCCTGGGTTATCAACATCAGCTTGAGCTGCATCTTCTGATTCATATTCAGCACCTGTATCAGCGTGAGTAATTGTTGTTTCAGTTTTTACTTTATAATGAGGAATTCTTCTTCCATCACTTGTTGTAATATGTCCTAGTAATTCAGCAGGTTCAACTATCGGCATCGTCTTTTCTCCAATTTATGTTAAAACTGATGATAACTCTATCTTCATCAGAATTATTTGTTTGTACTTCATGTTGTAACCATGAAGGAAAAAAAATCAAGGAATTTTCAACAGGTTCCCATTGCACGCTGTGAGCGAGGTGTATAGAGGCTTTTTCTGTTTTTGGGGGTGATAATACCTCTGACTGTGGTTTAGGCTCTAGAAACACGATATTTCCACACTTTTTAGGAGCTTTTAAATAAAATACACCAGATAAATAGTTATAAGGATGTGTATGCACATTGTTTCGTGATCTTGGTGGATTAATCATACCCCACATACCTGTCATCTCAGGATTGTAATCATCTTGTACATCCATATGATTAAAACAATCTTTTGCATATTTAAGAATGTCACCAACTAAAGGTTTAAATTTTTTAATACTATATATCTCATCGTGACTATGCCAACCACCTATGTTTGAACGAGGCATACCCATCTCATCTTTTTCTCGTAATTGATATATGTTATCAATAAGATGTTCGTGGCCTTTAAGTTGTAGTGAAAATACGGGAGTAATAAATAGGGAATGTAAGTTAATCAGAGTTGTCCTTTCGTGACCTCCATAAAACTTGCAATAATGTGCACCTGATTGGCAGCATTTGCTTGAACTTTTAGAACATCACTTTCTTGCAGAACTAAAGGTTGAGTCAATAATTCTGTTGTTGTATTTGTAGCAACACTCTTTGCTTTGAATAATTCAAAAGTTGCAGCGCCTCGGACAACTTCAACATCAACTAAAGTTGTTGAACCAGAGTCGTTACAAATTAAAAGAGATTTTACTACATCCGTAGTAGGCGGAACTGGTGGCGTCGCACCAGCATTAGCCGTAGGAACTGTTATAACGGTTGTTAAATCTGTTGTGGTGACATCCACCATTGCGCTTTTAAAAACATTAGCCAAGGAAAAAAGCCTCCGATTGTGATTCTTCTTTTAAATCTTGTTGGTAGTTTGTGTTAAGTAAAAGAATAATTTGATCTAGTAAAAGAATCATTTGATCAAATTGATTAGGACTATATTCTGGTGTTGCGTTTGGTAATCGTGTAATTGTTATTTTAGCCATTATCTTCTTCCGTCTGGTCTAAGTTGTAAT